GGAAATGAAAAAAATTTACGAAACAATCCCAGTGAAGGATATGAAGATATCCGAAATTGACTGGGAAAGTTACCAGAAGGAACACAACCTGAACGATACGGAGATTACATACTATTACATGAAGTGGTTGCAGTTTGGGGGGTTGAACTCACCGGATGCGATTAAATCTTTGATGCAGGAATACCCGACTACGCAGGAAGAAGCATTTCTTTCAACAGGGCAGACATACTTTTCTACAGCTAAAGCTTCAAAACTATTACAAGTTGCTGTCAAGGGAGAGAAAGGAGAACTTACAATTGACGGGAAAGGTGAGGTTACATTCAACACTTGCTCTGGAGGGAATTTAGAAATATTCAATCATCCCGAAGTTGGCACAAAGTATGTTGTTGGAGGCGATACATCGGAAGGTCTCGCTCATGGGGACCGACAGGTTTTATATGTAATTAATCACAAGACTGAAAAGTGTGATGCGATTTACAGGTCTCAAGTACCACCTGACGAGCTTGCAGACGAAGCGTACAAGGTGGGAAAATATTTCAATTGGGCTCTGCTTGGAATTGAGGTAAACAAAGACGGTTTGTGGGTGAACGATGCTCTGGAAAAGAAGGGGTACATCAACCTTTACTACCGAAAGTCATTCGATGACATTACTCAAAAAGTAACGAAGTTCTTCGGGTGGAAGACAACCTCTGCGACACGACCATTTGCACTCGCTGCTCTCAAAGCTGTGTTCTTTCGACTTGAGTCTGGGTTTCCCGCTCAAATACTTGAAGAGATGTTTACTTTTATTCGAAACATGAAAGGAAAAGCGGAAGCTATGGATAAAAAGTTTGATGACGTAATTATGGCAGCTAGTATCGGATATGCGATTCTTCAAGAACAAGGCAACTACGAAGGTGATTCACAGCCGAGTGAAGGTTTCAGTCACATGAAAGCAATCTTTGGAGAGCAAGACTGGTCTGAAAGAAATTAAAAAGTGCATATCTAGTTTAAAAACGATTTATTATTTGCTTTTTAAAACAAATAGTTCATAATTAAACTAAATAATCCATAATTTTTTTAAAAACATGCCAGAACACAAAGAGTACGAGGAGATATACGATACAGCATCTCCAAAAAAGAAGAAAGCGAAGCAAGATGATGTTGATACAATAAAGTTTATTGACGGGAAGAAAAAAGAGATGAAAAAGAGTCAATATAGAGAGCGTTTTGATAATCTCTATCGTGAAATTGAACAAAACATCATGTCTACTGAAGTTTCCTATGGTGAAAAGATATACGAGAAGTCTGGGTTTGGTTCATCTATACAGTATAACAAGATGGCAAATGGTGCATACGATATTAATGTGTATCCATCAAAGCTAAATGACCGAGACCAAAATCGTTCTGGTGTACCCGTGTCTCAAGAGCCTATTGCATTCTCAAAGATTATGATTGCTACCTCAGTGCTCGCAGGAAAGCTTCCAGATGCTCAAGTTGTTTGTGACGACAAGGTGTATGGAAAGGCAATGTACGAACTGTGGAAAAGAAACTGGTCTATGACAGGAGCAAACGGGGCAAATACTCTGATGCTTGTGTATCAAAACCTATTTACATACGGATGGGCTGCTTGGAGGGTGTATCCAAGACGAGTTCAAGTTCCACGAAACGGAACAACTAAAATTTTATTTGATGATATCTACCGAGAGCCGCTTGATGTTTCAAGAACATGGCTTGGAATCGGATTTAATAATGGAGACATTTGGTCTCAAACAGAAGTGTATTATGAAAGGGATATGCCGAAGGAACTTTTCTATGAAATGTATCCAGAAGCTAAATCTGCAAAAAACCGTAAGAAGCTGGAGTACTGTTCAGTCTCTGAAGAAGCTAAAAATGAAAACTCTGAAAAAGCACGTACAAGTGTAACTATCGGATATTACGAAAACGTTCTGACAAACAGATACATTGTTTGCTGTGGAAAAATGGTTATTTACGATGGGGAACTTCCTAACGATGGCTCACACGGGTCTGTTGTTGTAGCACGATGTTTCCAAAAGAACATGAATGACCCTCACGGAGTTGGACTGTACGAAATGATGCGAGGTAACACAGCAATGTTTACATATCTTAACTCACTCAATGCACAGCAAGTAGAGGCCGAAATATTCCCACTACTATTCGGAACTCAAATTCAAAATGGTTCTGCTACATATAAGAGAGGTCCAAACGTTGTAAACCCAAAACATCCAGGTACCGATATTGACGTTGTAAAGACTTCGGGGAATGTTCAACAAGGTATTCAATTTGCAGTACAGCAAAAACAATCTATCGAAGAAAACACGGGAGTAAACAACATTGTTGCAGGTACTCAATCTGAAACAACTCTCGGTTCAACAGTTATTCTAAAAGAAGCTGCGTACAACCGATTGACCCCACCTAAGAACTCTGTGGTTACAGGTCTTGAACTCGATGCTCACATTGCCAATACATGGATTACTCAAATCTATCCTGTGGATAAAATATTTATGATTGATTCTGACGACCAGCTTGCGGAGTTTGCAAAGCAAAACCCTGACTACTTTGTAGAATCTCAGGAAGTCTTCAACGATGAAGGAGTTATGGTAGGAATGGTCGCAGCCGCATCTCAAAACCTACGACTAAACTTTGACTTCACACAGGAAGGCGAGGTTATGGATAACGTTCCAACTAGACAAATTTCTGCGAAGGGACTATTTGATGAAATGGAAAATACAGGACACAAGTCTGACTATATCCAATTCATTATCGACCCAGACTCTATGCTCCTTCCATCACTAGAAATTCAGAAGCAAACATACATGGCTCTTTTCCCAGTGATTACAAATCAAATTACTTTGATTTACTCAATGAGAAACCAAGACCCAGAAGCCGCCGCATCGCAATTGATGGCACTTGAAAAACTTCTCGATATCCAGAATGGAGACATATTCGATTACATTTCAAAAGCTGACTACGATGCAATTCTCGCTATGGAACCATCAGATATGCAAAAGAAAATGCAACAAGAACAAATGGAGCAAGAAGCTCGAAACACTGCTATGCAAAGTATGGCAGGTGGTCCTGGAGGCGGAGGTGATACTGGAATGCCAATGGGGCAACAAATGTCGGGGGATGGAATGGACCCGATGCAACCACAGGCTCCAGGAGAAATGCCGAGGCCTCAATCTCCGATGGGGTCCGCAATAGATGCTTCGGTAGGGCGTGCTGGTAATTCACAAGGATAATATGAAAATATCAAACATGTTTAAATCAGCAAATGACTACATAGATTTCTATGTAGGGAAAGGGGGGCCGAGTGACACTCCGGAAAACCGGGCGAGAACTCTGGCATACTTTACCAGCTTAATGGATTAAAAAATGGAAGACGAAACACAAAACGTAAGTCTAAGGCAAAAGAAAATTGCTCTTGCTACAAGCGAACATGCTCCAATCATTATCGAACTGATGAAAGATTGTATGGAGAGCACGCCGATTGTGGCAAGCACACAGTGGAAAACTATTGTGAATGCACTCACACTTGAAATTCAAAGTACGATGTTGCGAACAATGGTCGACCACTTGGAAGGAATTAGGAAAGGTAAACTACACGATAAAATATAATGGCAAAAAAACCAATAGAATTAAAGAAAGAAAACTACACAGTACAAATTAATTACTCTAAGGATGCTATTAAAAATAAGCTGATGAAGTTTATTCCAAAGGAAGGAACTCCCTTTGTAGTTAGTGCAGAAGAGATTACTTCAATGCTAGTTGGAGGAGTCAATGCGAGTATGCTAGAAGCAACATTTGTAGAGTCTGATAGAATTAATGTTGTGGAAGTTGGTAGACAAATTCAATGTTCCCTTGATAAAGATATGAAGAAAGGTGATATTATAAACATAAATTACACTCACCCATATCCTATTGAGTTCGCACTGATTGAAGAGGCTTATAAAATAGCCAAAATAGATGAAAGTATTCCCAAAGTTACACTAACTAAGGAGTATATAAATGAAGTTAAGTCTAAGCTCAAGCCAGAAATGTCAGAGTATATAGACAACTTCTACAAATCGTTTAAAAATATTAAAAAATAACCATCGTCACCACCCACGATACGGGTCGGATAAAATTATGGAAAAAACAAATACGGAAGTAAAAAAAGTTACTAAAAAGAAAGAAACAGCCAACTTACTAAATACACAAGGAAAAGAAGTACTCGACAAAGACTACTTCTTTGCAGGTGTTGTACCATCGGGATTCAAAAAGACATGCGGTAACCCTGTGGATAGAGAAGACTTGCTTGCAGTATTTAATAAGGTTTTTAAACCAGAAGATAATATCTTATTTTATAAACAACCTGATAAGGAGGTATACATCGTTATTATACCTATTGTGTATTCAACTGATATTGGAGAACACAATGACTCAGTTGATGGAGACTTCCAGAAACACGCAATATCTTTTATCAATGAAGGCTCAGTAAATGCTGATACTTTAAAACACAAACTTGAAAGAATTAGAAAGTTTATAAATTTTTCTGATAGATAAATTGCAATTATTTAAAAAGCATTATACAATTAACTTAACCATCGTCACCACCCACGATACGGGTCGGATAAAATTATGGAACCTGAAAAAACAGATGAAAAAGTGATAAATACCGAAGAGATTGATGAAACAGAACTCGATAGAGAACTTGAAGAATCAATAAATTCAGTAAAAGCTGGAAAAGCACCAACTCCAATTAAGGAAGAGGTCAAGGATGAAGAAGGAACTGAAGAAGAGCCGAAGGGCGAAAAAGAAGAACCAGAAACACCGGAGGACCCCAGCACCCCTCCAACTGAGGAAGCGAAAGCCGATGGATACGATTTCCGTATTCCAAATAAAGGCAAGTTCGAATCGGATGAATCTTACGAGAAACGAATTGAACTTATGGACTTGGTAAAAAGGCGAAAGCTGGCCAAGACCGATGAGCAGACTCAAAAACTATCAGATGAAATAAATGCCACCAAAGGACAATTAAAAACCCTTAATGGTTCTGATAAACTTATCAACCCACTCAGTCAAAAGAGTGGTGTAGAAGTTAGAACTGAAGACGAAGAAGAGGATGAAACTCTCAAGGCAGATAAAGAACGACTAAAAGCACTAGGTGGGGCAACCAAAGAAGACATTCAAGAGATGTTACAAACGGAACGCCTCGCACAGGAAGCAACAAACACAATAAATACATTTGTTGGAAGACACGAACAATTTAAAGATGAAGACACTCTGTCAGTATTCTTTGACTTCGTTGATTCAAACTACAATTGGCAAAACAAAAGTGGTAAAGAATTAATGACAGTCCTAGAGCTTGCACAGGAAAGCATGTTTAAACCATCGGAGTCTATACAAGAAAGAGTATTGAAAGGTGCAGACGTTCAGAATAAAGTCAATGCAATGCAATTCCCAGGAGGAACTGTAGCAAAGACTCAATATTCTCCAGAAATCAAAGAATCTCTTCAAGAGATGATGAGTGCTGGATTGTCGGAAGAAAAAGCCCTCGAACTTCTATCTGAAGAATAAACTACTACGCAAATCTAAACGTAAAACTTTATGGCAACAATCAAACAGGCTAAAATAAAGAATACACGTGAATTAGCGGAAGCTAACAAAGGTTCAGCAGTTGTTCTAGCAAAAGGGGAAGCTCTTATGCTTACAGCAGGACTCGCAGTCCCAGCTACAAGTGCAACAGTGCGAGCAACTTTGTTAGGTGTATGTAATCAAAATATTACAGCAGCAGAAGCTTTAACTCGGGTTTCTTATATCGTGCCATCTGACGAAGATACATTTATCTTCTCAACAACAAACAACTCAAACCCTACTCACAACGGACAAGCAATGGTGCTTTCAAACTCAACAAACGTGAACAACACAGGGACAACATCAGCAACAGGAATCGTGGTACAGGTCGAACCATTTGGAGTAGCTGCCGATAGACTTATTATTGGAAAATTTGTGACTATTTAGTCTCTTATTATAATTAATTAAAATACTATGAACGGAACAATACAAGACTATGCAGTCATTGTGAACAATGTCGTAAAACACATTGCACCGAAAGTCTCACCAACTGTACGAGCCGAATACCTCGACTTCATGTGCAAGGTTGACAACAGCGAACGAATTTATTCTGACGTTGGAGTTACAGGACTTGGAATGGCTGAAGTAATCCCGGATGGAGGAATTGGAGCATCTGATGCACCAATCCAGGGATTCTCAAAAAACTATGTTCAAATGCACTTCACTAAGAAAGTACGTTTGACATTCCAAAGTAACTTCTTCCTATTTGATGGAGCAGCCGCAAAAATCAAAGGAACAGTTAAGTCAAAAGTTTTGGAAGGAAAGAACGCAATTGAACATGCGAAAAACTACCTTGCTCAATCACTTTTGTCACAAGGATTCGACACATCATTCACATGGACTCCTATCAACAACGTAGGAACTCCTCAACCAATTGCTACAATTGGAGCTGATGCAGTAGAATACTGGTCACAAGCTCACCCTCGTGAAGACGGAGGAGCAGCGTGGTCAAACGTGATTGTAGATGGAGCAACAAACTCTCCAGCTTTCACTTACTCTGCTTTACTTGCTGCACGAAGACTGCACTCTGTAAAGAAAGATGGGCGAGGACTTCCACTTATCTCAGACCTAGACACTCTAGTATGTCGAAAAGGTTCAACAACTGCTCAAACAGCAAAAACTATTCGAGCTACAATTGAAAAAGGACTTGCTCCTAATCAGGCTAACGTGTTTAACAACGCTCCAGCTACTGATACATTCAAAGTTGTAGAACTATCGCCTTACCAAAGTCTAGCCCTAGATGGACTACAGTGGGGAATGTTCGATTCAAAGATGATGACTGCGGACTACGGATTCCTTTACATCGAAGCTCTTCCAACACGGGCAGAACCCGCTGTTATAGACCTTCTTGGAAACCAAGACCTAGTTATGAACTTTAACTCACTTGCAGTTATGGGAGCATCTGACCTTCGAGGATGGATGTGGTCAGCGGGAAACGGTTCACAAGTATAAATCTCACTTGTCAAGTTCTTCTATCACCAACAGTACGTTAAGATATAAGAATGAAACAAATAGAAAAAAAGTGTGAGGTATGCGAAAAGTTTTTTGAGAAAAAAATAGGTTGTAGTGAATTTAATTGGATACGCCAAAAACATTGTTCTCGTTCTTGTTCAGCAAAAGCTATGAGCAAAAACAATAAAGGTATTTGTTCTAATACAGGAAGAACACATATCAAAAAAGGACAGCGATTATCCCCAGCTACAGAGTTTAAACCAGGACAAGAGTCTTGGTTAAAAGGTAAAAAGAATCCACATTTTACTGGTCTAAATAATCCAAGATGGAAAGGAGGAGTTACTCCTCTAAACAAAAAGGATAGATGGTCAGTCGAAGCTAAGAACTTCCGTAAGGAGATTTTTAAGAGAGACGAGTATACCTGCCAACACTGTAGGAGAAGCCGAAAGGCTGGAGATAGAGTTATCCTTAATGCTCACCACCTAAAGTCATTCTCTGAACATAAGAAATTGCGATTTGTTAAATCAAATGTGATAACATTATGTAAGGAGTGTCACGACAAAATTCACTACAGCTTATAAGATTCTCAAGTTAATCTTTCCATTCTACTCCCGATTTACGGGGGTAGAGATGGGTAGGGTAACTATTCAATTATTAGATTTACAAAAACACTATGATACAAGACGGACACACACGAAAAACATCAATCCCAGTTACAGCAAATGTTGGTGACACAGTTGTTGTTGCATCGGTAGAGGGTGCATGGATTTATATTCATGAACTTATTGGAGATTTAGCAGCTGCTGGAGACCTCACAATTAAATCAGGAAGTACAACTCTGGCTCATTTTTCACTTGATGCTGGTCAAGGAATTACAGAGCAAGATAATGATGGAGGAAGCAACGTGCCTCACTTTGAATGTAAACCAGGAGATGACTTTATTCTCACAGTCACAGGAGGAACATTCAAAGGAGGCTGCCAATATTCTTTAAGATACTAAAAACCATGCTACCAGAAATTACTCCAGAACAAAATAATCAACTTCAAGCATGGGCTGTTCAGCGAGATAAAATTCTTCAAGAAATTTCTAGTCTTCAAAATGAGAAATACAATCTGTCTAAAGAAAATTCACAGTTAGCGGATTCAAATACAGATATCCAGAATAGAATGATTATGGTTTCTGGAAGAATTGAAGAATTAAATAAAAAAGAAGAAGAGTTACCCCAACTTCTTAGAAAAGATATTGCTTCTTTAAATGTTACAAAAAGTACACTGCAGACTGAATTTGAAAGTTTATCAAAGATTATTGATACACTTACATTACAAAAAGAATCATTGAAAAATGATATTTCTTTTCTCATGGCAACATTTGATTTAGCTCACGAGAGAGTAGGGTTGTTAGATAAAGTTATAGGACATGTAACTACAGTTAGCTCTGAAAATAAAAAAAATATTACAGACTTAGTAAAATCAGTAATGGAAAGTATGCAAGTTCTTGTAGAAAAAAACAACGAGGCTATTACAAAAACGAATGATACTATAAACGAGATTCCTAAAGTGTTTTTAGAGGTAAGGAAGAAAAGTTTAGTAAAACCAGTAATCGATAATAAAAAATAATATGGCATATTTATCTAACAGAAGTGGTTTAAGTAAATACTCTAACAATATTACAGATGCTACAACAAGTAGAGTAGCAGGAATTACTGATGCTGGTAAATATATCAGGTTTACTAATGCTGGAGCAAAAACATACACAGTCGCTCCACAAGCATCAGTTGAGTGGGTTATTGGTACTGTTATCACAGTTAGAAATGCTGCTGCAGGAGAATTGACTTTTGTTGAAGGAGCAGGAGTAACCATAACACCTAATGACATAACACTAGAGGAAAATGGAACTGCTCAAGTAATACTTGTATCAGAAAATAATTGGGATTTTATATAAAATAATAAATATTAATAATATGAGTAAAGCACTAACAACAGGAGTAATAGCAAACAGCAGGAGAGGCTTTAACCCAGATTCTATTCCCGGTCTCCTATTTCAAGGCGAGTCACTTTCTCCTACACAGATAATCTCAAAGATAGGTAATCAAACACGACCTGTACAACAAGGGCGTGCTTATTTGTTTGATGGTACTAATGACTCTGTTGTTATTCCAAACTCTACTAATTACAACAGGGGTTCTGGGACTATTGTTTACAAGATTTCATTTAATACAACACAATCAGGTGGTGCAAATATATACAGTATTTTTGATAAAAGGGAAAGCTCGGGTGATTGGACTGGTATAAATATAGGACAATTACAAAGTGGGACAAGAGCAATGAGAGCCCAAATATTTACAGACTCTGGAGGAGGTAATGTTGTAGCAACAGATACAGTCGGTGGGTGGGCTGACGGAGAAAATCATGAGGTTGTTGTTACGGTATCTCCTACCACCATAACAATAGAAGTAGACGGGACGGGAACAAACTCTGCTTCTCTTGGAGCAGGAGTGACTGACAATACAGCAAGACCAACACTAGGTGCAACATCTCCCGACAACAGTTCTTCATATATTAACTGGAACGGAAAAATCTGGGGTGCAGAAATATTAGTAGACGGAGTTTCTGAAGGTTTATGGAAGTGTGACGAACAAGCAGATACAACAGCTTATGACTCATCAGGAAACGAAAATCATGGAACAATCACAAACGCAACACTTGGAACTTTCCACTCAACTCAAACAGCATACTCATATCAAAATCAAGTTGGGTATAACGCTATTGATTCTTTTGTAGGAAATGAAAGTTACGCAACACTTCCTATCGACCTTAGTTCTTTTAGTACAGGTGTTGTTGAGTTTGAAACTATAACTACCGACCCTTTTGGAATATTTATTTCCCAAGCAGAGGGAACAAATTTCCCTCTAGCATTTGGTGACGGCAGTACTGTTAATGCAGTTACTTTGAATAGTGTTATTACGATTGACGGTTCTGCTTTCACAGGAACAAGAGATGCCTTGCATACGCTTATAGCAGACGGAAAACGTCACACAATAAGAATGACAAACGTAAACTTTTCAAGCTTTACTGCCGATGGGGTTAGTGTTGCTTTGTACTCAGCGAGTAATGCTTACTCATTAACAGGAAGTATTTTTAATCTAAAGTTTGACGGAAATAACAATGGAACATTTGACCATGTATACCTTGGTTATGGAGAAACGCCTTGGAAAGATACAGTTGGAAGTTCTGACGGAGTTGTAACAGGTGTACCAGAAAAATTGTTTATTCCACGAGATGAATCAGATATAACAAACGATGTGCTAGGCAATCCTCTTAAATACACAGGAACAGCAAAGCTTAATGCGAACCTTGAGGCAAGTAGTTGTGTTGAACTAAATGGAACAAATCAATATGGTGAAATCCTAGATACAGCAGGAATGATAAACAGCAATATGTCTTATGGAGGATATTTTGAAATCTTGGCAGGAAATAATAATCACGCACTGATAACGAAAGGAATAAACTCACAGTGGATGATTATGCAAGAAGGTCAAAATCTTACAGTAAGAATTGGAAGCGCATCAACCGATTTAGATTATCCAATACAAAGTAAAGACTTAGGTTTCAAACATGTTTTCGCAACAATAAATGGAACTACAGCAAAGTTATATATCGACGGATTGGTTGTTGCTACAGGGACAGTCAACGCCATGCCCTCTGCAAACGCTAATATTGTGCAAATAGGACAATTCCCCGCAGGTAGTTTCTCCGTGGACGGAAAAGTAGCAGGAGTAAAGGTTTACAATGGAACGACACTAACGGACAGCGAAGTTTTGTTTGTAGGAACTAACGGTGTTTCGGGAGTTGCACCAACAGCAACTCCAACAGTTGATGTACCTATTACAGAAACTTCAGGAAATATCTCAAGAGATGTATCAGGAAATGGAAACGACATCACTTGGGTAAACGCACCAACATGGAGTACACAAGACCTATTCCACTACAATCTTACAAAGGGATTTAATAAGTATATGGTTTGGGATGGAGATGAAGACTACGTTTCTATTCCTATCGTTACAGGTAGTGTTACAGACGCCACGATTGAGATTAGGAATGTTATACCCGCAGGAGATACAGGAATACTTCTAACAAGTGGGACTTCAGCGGCTAACTTTTTAGGTGCATATGATATTGGTTCTTCTAATCTCGTTGTTAATATAGGCTCAGGCTCGCCGACAATGAGTGTTGACGGAGTTGCGTTTAGTGGCAATAGAGGTGCTTTACACACACTACTTTCAGACGGTTTACCGCATACTGTTAGGTGGGCTAATGTTGATTTAACTGGTTGGACAGGAACAATAAGAGCTGGTTGGTTTAGCGGGTCTGCCTCTTTCAAATTTGAGGGCACAATGTCCGACATCACATTCGACTTAACATCAGACGGAATTGTAGACCATAGATACAATGGTTATGGAAACACAAACGCAGACTGGATTGACCAAGTAGGTTCAGTCAATGGAACAGTTGAAGGTTCTCCTGTACCAATCAGAATACCAAAACTTACATCAGCTAATACAGATGTATTTGGTAATGCACTAAGAAATATCCCCGTAATTGGACACAACGATGCAGAAACAGCAATCGACTTTAGAAGCATTGCAGTAGGAGGAAATGTACCTCCTGAAATGCAACACCTTGCCTCATCAGTGAACTTCACAGCCTTTACCTTTGGACGTGATACTGGGTGGGATACATACGACTATGCGTTCTATCGACAAAAAGACTCTGTAGCAAACGACAGGTTCTTGATTTACGCTCAAAACTTAACAGGCTCTGACTTAGCAAAAGCAGAAAAATACACTAACAATTAATATATGAAAATAACAGCACCAACAAACAAACTTAATCCTTTAACAGCAGGCTTCGATACAACACTTGCAGGCTTTGCAAATTCAATCGTAGGAGGTCTTGGTATTCTAGGAAAAACTGTAGGAGACAGAACAGTCTACGAAATACCTCACGAAGTAATTAATCTTGCTACAGCAAAGATATTGTTTTCAAAGGGAGTAACAGTGGAGAGCTTCCCTACTTTTATTGATACATCAGTAGCTTGCCCTTTCTCTTATGAAGACGAGGAGGGCGAAACTGTATCTCACACATGGGAAACTTGGAAAGGAAGTAACCATACTTTCATGGATAACACCACAGACAAGAAAGTGTACCTTGGCTCAAACGCAGGAAGTAACGAGGACTTAACAATCGCAGAACTATACGAGGCAGGACTAGAGGACTCTGTGATTGATACAGTGACATTAAGAGGACTAATCAATAACGAAGAATAATATTATAGACATCTAAACTTATTAATACTATAATTAAATACAAATATGGCATATTTATCAAACAAAGGAGGAGGGGGAGGAGGAGATGATTTTAACTTAGGTTATTTTGCAACCTCAACAGCACTTGAAGCAGCTTACCCCACCGGGGCTGATGGGTACTTTGCCATAGTTGGTTCCACAGACACTTTCTGGACTTGGGATTCAGCAACTTCAGCTTGGGTAGATACAGGTTCAGGAGGAATGCTACAAGCAGATATCGTAGTTGATTCAACTACTAGTCGAACACTTGCCATTACTGATGCTGGTAAATATATCCGAATGACTAACGCAGGTGCAA